AGAGGAAAAGATGCGCCAAGCTGCGGTTAGCATTAGTGGCGGGAGCCGCGAAAATGCCTCGCGCGGTATCAGGCGTTCATTAAAAGAATTAAAAGCCGCCCTGCGTGTCCGCGAAGGTATACCAGGCGCATGGATATTGGCGGACTAATAAGGTGCCCCCCCGGTCAACCGCCAAGCCAAACCGGGGGAGCCGCACACCGCCCCCAAGGGAAAGGGCGGGTGCGTTTATTCGGTAATGATCTCAGACAATAGGGCGACATATCCGCATATGTCCTGCAAGCTGTCCAAGTGCGTTGGGCTGGCTTTCAGGCGGGACATTTTCAGGTCCACCATGCACAGGCAGACTTGGGCGGGCGTGACCTTGTGGCCTAACGTGGCGCTCCAGCGGGCCGCCGTGTCGCCCAGGTTAGCCCGCGCGTCGCCATAGACTTCGCCGCGCTCGCGGACGATTAGGCTGACCTGCGATAAAAAGTCTGTGGCTTTCATTTAATCAAAATCCTCATCTACAATGTAATGGGCAATTGCGTTCATGTTTAGTTTTATGCACCGCGCTTTGGAAACGTCCCGTTGCAAACAACCGCAAGATTTCTTTGGGGTCTTTTTTGTTAAATTGCTTGATAAAACCACAACAGCATTTCCGCATTTGCATTCGCAATTATAAAAAACCGCGCCGCCCTGAAGTTTTTTGTCGGAAAGGCTAACAACGGTTAGCCGCCCAATAACGCGCCCGACAAGTGACGGCCCGCGCTTGCTCACTATTTAATCTTTCTGAGCTTGCTAGGTTGCTCAACACCCGCGCTTGGCGCGTAAGGCCAATCCGGCGATGATGCGGGCATGGGGTGCGGGTAGCGAGAGGCCCAGACTAGGGCCAAATATTCGGCTTCAGTACGGCCCTGGCGCATTTCGGCCAATGCCTCGCGGGCGCTTGTCTCATGCAGCATTAATCGTTCCTCGCTCTTGGATTATCGCAATTCGTGGCATCACCCTGGCGGCACGGCAAGCGGCCATGGTCGCAAGCGTGACAATTGTGAAGCTGGAACTTGCCCCGGCGCGTGGGGTCAGGGTCGCGGGGGTCAGGGTCGCGGGGGGCAGGCCGTGGGCGGCATATGTGGCAATCGTAGTACAGGCGCTCAGCCTTGTCATAGCGAGCCGTTGCGCCGTGTGGTAACATATTACCGCACCGGCAGCGGGTGGCATGTGGGACGGGCTTGAGCTTGTCCATTACCGCCCCGTCCTTTGGGCGCTCGAAGCCCATTCGGCATGGTCGCGGTCATATCCAGCCGCTAGGCGTTCTTCCTCTAGCGCGGCGTCAATCAATAGACCGCAATCGCGCCACTGGCCGTCAGGTTTAACCGCAATAAACGTCGCCTGAATAACGGGCAGGTCATACTCCATGATGTACCGCACAATGGCGTCAATGCTGGAAAAGCGTATGCTTTCGCCTGTTTCGTCCCAAGTGGCGAAATACCAGGTCACAGCGCACCTACCAGGGCGGCCAGCAGCACAGCGGCAACGCCAGCCGCGCCAAGCAACAGGGCTAGCAGGGCGGTGCCAAGGGCGGCCTGGACGGCATGACGCCAGCGGGGAGTAGGGCGGGGCGGGGGGATGTAGGGCATGAGGCGTTCCTTTCGGGTGGCAATATGGGGAGCGCGGTTTCAGGCTAGGCGACTGATTTATTCATGGCTTTAAGCATCAAGCCAAGTTCCTTGCTGTATCGCTTGGCGGCTTGCTTATCAGCCGCCAGCTTGGGGTAAAGTGTGAATATTGCTTTACGCATGGCCTGATGTGCGCTCAGTGATGTGGCAAAGTCTCGCAAAAGCGCGTCCCGGTGTTTGACAGTTTCGCCCTTGGCTTTGGCGATCATCTTGTCATTCACATACAGGACGGGAACGCCGTCCACCTTCACGCCGTACTTACAAGGGCCAGCGGTGAAAACGTGCCAGCCCTTCGGTGGTGTTGGCTTGCGTGTCATGCTGCACCTGTTGCGGTCGCGATAGCATTGCGGGCAAGGTGCGCCGGGCCGGGGGTGTGTTGCGTTGTCATTATGCCGCCTCGCGCCGGGGAATGGTGAAGCCTTCGTCCCGGTCTATAACGTAAACATTCCCGCGCTCTCCGTTGCTTCCTTCGACAAAGCGGAATTGCCAGTCTAGCTTTTCAGCTAATGCCCTAGCAGCGGCGCGGTGGTTTTCGTTGGTTCCGATAGCGTAATTATACGGGATCGTAAGGCGCAAGCCTTTGGCGCTGGTGCTAGCGGTAATGCGCGGGCCTTTGGTAATTGTGGACGCTATGAAGCGGGTGATGATGCTTTGCATTGTGTTTGATCCTTTGTGTGTGGCTTGGCGGGGTTGTGTATGGCGCAAGATTAAGGGCGGGGTCAATAGGGCGGGGCCATGACCGTTATAGTCGGGGTGTTGAACTAGGGCCTTCACAGGAACGCCCCACAGTCAGCGCACACGCCCCGGCCTGTATCCGTATGGGTGGCGCAGCGGGTCTGTGCGGCCAGTTCGTCCTGCGCGTCCGCGATGCAATGCAATACGGCATTAAAATCATTCGTATCAATTATGCCGTCATACCCGTCCCATTGCCCTTCTGCGTCTATCTTGTGCAAGCCAAACCGGCCTTGGCCGGGCCATGCAGCAAGAGCCGGATCGGAATGATCTATCCAAATGCCTAAGTCTAGATCAGGGTTGATGAAATGCGGCATCAAATCGTTATGCCAAGACACATCAACCCAACCGTCGGGCAAGGCGGGCATGGCGGCTGTGACGAAGGCGGGAAATTCTGTGGCGTAGGCCATGGCGGGTTCCTTTGGGTTGGGGGTTAACGAATGCTGAGGAAGCTAGCGGCACCGGCAAATGCCATGCTGGCGGCAAAGACCACGGCAACCCATGCTTGGTAGCAGAACGCGCCAAACTGGCGTTCCATCTCTCCGGTGGCGATGATGCCTAGCAGGGCAAAGCCTAGAAGCATTGCTCCGGCGATTGTGTGAAGGGCGTTTTCTGCATTGCGTGACATTGTGGCGGTTTCCTTTGGCGGTGTGGGGGGATCAGATGGCGAAAGCGGGGGATTTGATTTCGATGGCGTATCCCATGGCCTTGATGAGGCTCAGTGCGTGGCGGGTTAGGGTTTTGGTCCCGGCAATGGCCGCGAAGCCCTTGGCGGCGGCGCAGACGGGATAAATGGTCTCATTTCCGAACACGTTTTTGATTTCGACGGTGATGTTCATGGCTTGGCTTCCTTTGCGGTGTGGCGGTTCAACGCACCCCTTGTCCCACGGTGTTGCGCGCGGCGCAAGGCTATTGTTGGGGCCAAATGGGCAAGAATGTCGGAAAATCATGCGGCAGGGCGTCGCAGGGTGCGGGGGTTATAGTATCGCACCGCCTTATGCATGGCCGGGAGTCTGTAAAGTGTTGCATGGCCCAGAACCCTGCCTGCGACATTCTGTCCAACAGGTGTTAACCCATTGCAGATAAAGGCGTATTTCCATTTGTCCGGGTTTGTCCAGGTTCAGTCATGCTTTGTTCTATTTATTAACCTTTGTTGGCCGGGTTTGTCCGGGTTTGTCCAGCTTTGCCCAAGCTGCCATGCTGGACAAACAGCGGGGGGGTACGTAGTACCCCCGCTTGTCCAGGGTATGTCCGGGCAATGGCTGTTAGGCACAGGGCAGGGGCATAGGGCAGGGGGCACGGCCCGCTAGGCATGGGGCAGCTAGTGCCAAGCCCTGCCCCCTGCCTCCCGCCCGGCATAGGGCAAGGCCGCGCTCATCCCATGCCCCGCCACCGGCTAGGCGTGGAGCAAAGCGGCGCTCATCCCATGGCCGGGGTTGTACAGCTGCTTACAGGGGCAACATCGAGGCCCAATCCAAAACGTTCTTCGACGGGGTGGGGTCGATGTCGATGTAGGCCCCCCCCCACAAATGGGATCGCCCTGGCCGACCTTGCGCTTCATGCACAAAATTTGCCGGGAAATCCAAAACGAAGCCTTGCGCTACACCTACAGATTGACCCAGCGGCCAAATCTGCCCATAATCCTCAAAGATTCACCTAAATCTGGGCAAAAATGGCTAAAGCCAATCAATTTACCAAGGGCAATACAGCCAGCCGTGGCCGTGGCCGTCCTAAAGGCTCAAAGGACAAGTCCACGATGAAGGCCCGCGAGATGATTGCGAGCTTCATTGATGGCAATGCTAGCCGTCTAAACGACTGGCTGGAGGAAGTTTACGAGCAAGACGGCCCACGGGCGGCGTTCAACTGCTTTTCCGACCTGATTGAATACCATGTGCCCAAGCTGGCGCGAAATGAAGTAACTGGCCCGGATGAAGGCCCTGTGGAACTCGTAATTTCGTGGCAAGAAAAGAAGTAAGCAAGCATGGCCAAGTCGGACGCACAGAAACTGGCTGAAGTTCTGGCGTCTGCGCGGCCCTTGCAGCGTCCTACGCTGCCCACAGACGCCGACCCTGAAAGCCGACTGACGCCGGGGCAAAGAACCGGGCTAGATTACAGCCGGGAAAAATATGCTGATGGGTCTTATCAAGTAAATCCCGGCAATGACCCGTCAATCACCAGCTTCATGGGCGCTATTGACCAAACGCCAGAAGGCGATTTTATCAATTACCCGACTTTTTTTGACGGCAAAGTAATTGACCGCAAAGCGGCGTTGCAACGCGCTTTTGATTACGAAGAAAAGACTGGCAAGAAGTTTGCCCGCTATCCGACTGTTAAAGAGGCGGAACACGGCGAAATGCAAGTCGTTCACCCCATCATGGACGCTGATTCCCAGAAGGTCTTGGCTACTCCAGAAGCCAAAAAACGCTTGAGAAATGCAAAATAATGGCTGTAAAGGCTATCAGCATTGAGTATTCGCCTCGCGATGCGTTCATGCCATTCCACAACCGCACGCAGCGGTGGGCTTGCCTTGTGGCGCATCGTCGGGCTGGCAAGACGGTTTCGGCGGTCAACGACATCATACGGGCGGCGGTTACTTGCAAGACGCCCAACCCGCTTTTTGCGTACATAGCCCCGTTCCGCAGTCAGGCCAAGAGCGTTGCCTGGGATTATCTGAAACGCTTTAGCAAGCCCATTACACAGGCCGCAAATGAAGCCGAACTCCAGATTGATCTCATCTCCGGTGCCCGCATTCGTCTGTTTGGCGCTGATAATGCCGATGCTATGCGTGGTTTGGGTTTTGACGGTATTTTTATGGACGAGTATGGCGATTTTCGACCTTCTGTATGGGGTCACGTCATTCGTCCTACGCTTTCTGACAAGCAGGGTTGGGCCGTTTTTGGCGGTACTCCCAAAGGTAAAAATCAATTTTGGGATATTTACCAGACTGCTAAACAGAATCCGAAAGAATGGTTCCTTCTGAGGCTAACGGCGACGGACAGTGGGATTTTGCCGCAAAGCGAGCTTGATGCGGTCAAGTCTCAGATTACGCCTGACCAGTATATGCAGGAATACGAGTGCAGCTTCGAGGCGGCAATCCTCGGCGCGTTTTATGGTGTCGAGATGCGCGAGGCGGCAGACCAGGGCCGCATCAGCGCCGTGCCTTATGATCCGGCGTTGCCGACATATACGGCTTGGGACTTGGGCTTTCGGGACGACACGGCAATTTGGTGGTACCAGGTGGCCCGGAATGAAATCCACGTTATTGATTACTATGCGGTGTCGGGCGCGAGCATCGAGGACATTGCAAAGGTCGTTACGGAAAAACCCTACCATTATGGTAAGCATTATTTACCACATGATGCGCGAGCTAAAACCTTGGCTGC